GGACAAGCCGCTTGTACCCGCTGACAGTTTAGCACTGTTAAGCACAAACGCTGATTATTCCATGTACTATGGAGCAATCACACTTATTAAGGAACCGGACGGCAACTTTATGACCGTAGAGGGTAAATATGTACCGGACACATGGACAAAGCGCAAGCCTGCCCGCCGTTTCCTCAATCTGTCTTCTGCACCGTTATGCGTTCCGCATGATGTAGACAGCTGGTTTGTTGCAACACCTATCTAATGGACTTCAAAGCACAGCTTGCCAGTGACATGAAAGTGTTTCACAACTGCGGAGAAATGGCAACTATGACTGATATATGGTATCAAGGCAAGAAACACTATTTGCCCATAATCATTGACCACACGGCAGCCGACGAACGGCAGAGAGGAAACGGGGACAATGCAGAGGGCATAAACCGTGCTTCTTGTCTGGTCTATATGTCATTATATGATTTTGGTTGCGTTCCCAAAAAAGGACGCCAGCTTGAAATTGACGAAGCCGGGGCAATCAATCTATATAACATTTCAAAAGCAGACTGCGAGGACGGGGAAATAATTCTTGAATTGGAGATGTTGGAAGAATGATTGAAATAACATCTGACGCAATAGAAAGAGTGGGAACCCTGCTGGCAGACGTTCCAAAAGGTGCAGAAAGAGTATTTGCCAGCGCAATGAACCGTGGTATTTCCAGAGTGAAGACACAGGCAATAAAGCAGGTAAAAACCGTATACGCCGTAAATGGCGCAGCACTGACGAAAGCGACCAGAATAAATATAACCAAAGCCAGCACGGGAAACCTTGCAGGCTTTGTTTCATTTTCTGGAGCAAAAATACCGCTGTACAAATTCAAAGTCACACCGACGAAACCCGGAACCGGAAAGCAGGTGCGGGCAGCAGTCAAAAAAGGCGGCAGCGGGACACCATTTGAAGACGCTTTCATTGCAGAAATGAAAACAAATGGTCATACCGGAGTATTTGAGAGGACAGGGCGCAAGCGTTTTCCGATTGAAGAAAAAATGGGACTATCAGCAGCACAGATGGTGGGAAACGAAGACATTATAGACGGACTGGAAAAGGAAGCACAAGAACTGGTAAACGAAAGAATTATACATGAAATGAACAGGATTTTGAACGGTTATGGAGGGTAAAGCATGACGCCAGTTTTTTTGTTAGAAGAATTGCAGAAATTCATTAGTTCCAAAACGTCTGACATTATATTGCCAGTGCGAACCAGAACGGGAAGCAACGAAGAAAAAGAAAGAGCAGCAGCGGTCTATCAAATGGGACTGCCGGAAGCTGACGACGTACAACAGAAAGTGCCATACATTCTGTTAAAGTTCCTAACAGGGACGGACGACAAGAAAGCAGACGAACCAGAGGAAGACAGCTGCAAAGTAAGAATTATATTTGCGGTATATTCAGAAGACGGGCAGGAGGGACCACTTGCACTTCTTAAT